GAGACTTACTTGTCACACTCACACAACCAATTCCTATTGAGATCAGCTCAATTCTCAATACATATATCAAAGTATTGTATCGTAGTGTACGCTGAGTTTAGCACAATATAAAAAAGCACTCCGATTAGGAGTGCTTAGCAAGCGGAAGACAAGAACTATCTACGAGGAACAGCGTTCATCTTGACAATCTTACCTGCCTTGATAGATTTCTCAATCACTTTAGCTTGCGAAACGGGAACAACTTTGGTCTCAAAGTCGATGATAGTCATTTCACTATCAGTTTCTACCATTGTTGGCTCAAACAGAACAACCTTGTAGTCGTTGTTACCGTTCTTTGTGTCGATGACCTCAGATACTGTACCTAAAGTCAAATTTAATTCAGTCAATTTCATAATAATATAATAATTTACGGGGTGATCTAATAATCGAAACAAAGTAGGGGTCATTGATCAAAGTGGTTACCACGCTCACAAAAAGTCCATAAAAAATTTTTTTTAGTTTTATTTTTTTTTACATTTGCCCAATGACTTTTAAGGAAATACTAAAAAACTGCAAACAAAAACTAATAGATGGCAAGACAATCAACATTCACAAGACTAGAGACACCAAAGAAAAAAAGACCAGGGGTACATGCAAAAAGTAAAACCAGCAAATTATCTAGTTCAAAAAACTACAAGAAAAAGTACAGAGGGCAAGGAAGATAAAAATAGTTTATGTATCTTTGCACAAGCACAGGCACTCTTAAACAAGAGTATCACCCCTGAGGATCGAAAGAGCAGTAGGGGGTCAGACGTGGGATTTATACATTCTAATATAATAGTCATCTGGCCAAGTTAGAATGCAAATACGCTTGAAAAAACGCTGTGACAGCGAATCATCGGCAGGAAATTTTCTCCCATAGCCTGTAAAAGAGCGAGTATAGTTCTTAGTTAGGACACATTACACAGAGGTAGGTGTGGTGAATTAACATCAAGATTAGTGTCCTTGGGTCCCCAGTTTAATCTGAAATAGTGGGAGCACTGCTAAGAATAAAATCTCAATCGAAATTACAAACTCCTAGGGGGTACCTATATCTACTTCTCAATGAAAATATACAAACATAAAGGTTTATATTTACAAGAAAGCCCAGTGCACGGCTACGGCGTGTATACTGACGTAAAAATTCTAGCGGGAGAGTTAGTAGAAGAGTGTCCTGTTGGAGATATATTACCTTTAGATTTTAGTAAATACAAACTCACCTTCTTAATGCCGTATCCAAGCCTTAAAAATAAAAAGTCTTTATGGCATCCTACTGGATATTGCGCATATTTTAATCATTCTAATAGTTATAATGTTGTTTGGGAAATAAACACTAATAAAAATCTAGCATATTTTACAGCAATTAACAATATTATACCAGGCGAAGAGCTTTTTATCAATTACAATTTGGAAATGTAAAAAATTTATTTATATCTTTGCATATAAACTAAATTTATAGACATGGCAAAGAAATTAAATTTCACACCTTATGGTCAATGGATAGTATTACCTAATCCAGCAACTAAAAAAACCAAATCAGGTATTATTTTAGATGACGAAACTGCAAAAAAATTACAAACTAATATTTTAGAAGTATTAGCAGTAGGACCAGATTGTAGACAAACTGAAGTAGGAGATACTGTAATGGTAGATCCAAACTCTGAAGCAATGCTTATACATATTGATGATGTGCAGCATTTGTTTGTTAACGAGTTTCAAATATTAGGTAAATTCTAATGAAACTGTCAGGAACTGTTACAATAACGTTAGAAGATTATCAAGCTCTACTAGATAATCACACTAAAATTTCTGAAAGGGAAGAAAAAACAAAACTTGCGGCAAAAGAGCTACAAGTTTTTTTAACTTATATGTGTGATAAAACTGATATATCTCAATACGTAGAAGAGTTTAACAGACAATCTAAAACAGCGCAGATATTAATAACTAACGGTAGAGCACAAATAAAATTTAAAGATGAAAAAGAAAATAACAGTTAATATTGATAGTACATACAAGCATTTACAGTTATGGAATGGCATCTTTGATCTAACAAATACAGAACTAAAAGTTTTGTCTAGTTTTATTGATGTACAAGATATTACAAAAGACAGTAATATGTGCTCAATGAAAAATAAAATACAAGTTGCAAGGTTTATAGGTATAAAAGATCCTAACACCCTAAACAACTACATTAAAAAATTTAAAGACAAAAGAGTTATCTCTAAAGTAGGGGGTAACTATGTGTTAAATCAATTATTAGATACAAATGCTAGATCCATTGAGATTACTATTAACAAGATTTAATTTAATAGTAACATATTATGAGGTAGGTCCTTATAATATAACTATAATTCAAGATAAATATGGAAATTTTTTACATTCAGATGTAGAAGAAACAATTTTTTAATTATGCCTGATAATCCAGAACAAAATACACCATCGTTTTTACAAATGGTAAAAAGTTTTACAGAAGCATCTGTAGATTTTGTAAAAAAGGGCGCACCTGTGTGTACAGTAGAAGAATACAGAGAAAGACTAGACACTTGTAACGAATGTCCTTTTATTATACGTAAAAATAAGCGTTGTGGTAAATGTGGTTGTTTATTAGAGTTTAAAGCTCGTATGAAAACGCAACATTGTCCAGAAAAGAAATGGCCAGGAGATAAATAATGGCTAGGAGTAAAAAAGAAATAATACAATTACTTGCAACAAAGTATAACTTATCTTTAAAAGAAGTAGCAGATATTGTTGAGTATCAATTTAAGTATGTTTCTAAAATAATGAAGAAAGGAGATTTTAAAACAGTGCGTTTACCGTACTTTGGTAAATTTTCTGTTAAACAGGGTAGAAAAGAGTATATAGAAAGATTAAAAAAAGAAAAAGATGAAACTTCAAGATGATTTAATCTACATAAAAGACAATAAAGCTATTTCAAGCCCTTATGCAAAAACTATTATAGAGTTTAAAAATTTAAAAACAGAAGAGCTTGGATTTGTTTATTTTATGTGCGATCATAGGTCTCCTTTTGCAGTTTATGAATGGGATCAACGTGTAGAAGAAGTAAAAAATAGTATATTTGGTAATAAAAAATGGGCACCTAATGAAAAAGTATTAGGAGCTTGTGAAAAATATGAAAAATTAATAGAAACTTCTGCAGTTAGACTTTTAAAAGCAGCAAAAGAATCTGTTGTTAAATTAGAAAAGTATTTTAGAACTGTAGATTTAACTTTAATGGATGATAACGGTAAACCTATCTATCACGCTAAAGATTTGATAAATAATCTAGAAAAAATGGGTAAAGTAGTAGATGGATTGACAAGATTAGAAGATATAGTTAAAAAAGAAGAACAAGCAGCAAATACAAATAGAGGAGGAATAGAAGTAAATAAATATAGTATGTAATGGATTTTTTAGAAGACTTAGAAATGTATAATAGGGCAATGTTTAATGCTTATGAGTTTATAACTGATAGGCAAAATGTAGATGACCTAATAATTAATTTAGAAATACACGAAATTGATTCATATCCATTACCATTTGATCCTTTAGTAGAAACTGGTAAGAATCCAGCTATTATAGATATGGTAATTGCTCATTTTACAGAACTTGAAGAGTATGAGAAATGTGCAGAACTTGTAAAGGTAAAAAATAAATGTCAAAATTCCAAAACACCGACAGAGTAAGGCCAGCAGCATTATCTTTTTTAAAAGATGGCTATTTTACTAACGCTTTACCTGGAACAAAAGAGTATTATGAGTTTTGGGACGAAGAAAAGCGTAGGTGTTTATACGGATACACTGTAGATGAATTACATATTACAGGATTTCACTATTTTTATTTAAACTATTGTCCTATTGACAGAGCTGTTGATGAAATAATGCCAGATGGTAGTACACAAGCTAAACGTGAACGTACATTTCCTAGATTTTATGACGGAGACTGGGAATACTTCCAAGAAATAGACAAGGCGAGAGCTGAAAACAGACATATGATAGTTTTAAAAGCTCGACGTAAAGGATATTCTTATAAAGCAGGTTCTATGCTTGCTAGAAACTATTTTTTTGTACGTAATTCTAAAAATTTTGTATTTGCAGCACAAAAAGAATATTTAATTGGGGACGGACTACTTTCTAAAGCCTGGGATTTCTTAGCATTTATAGATGATCACACTGCATGGGCACAACCACGTCTAAGAGACCGTGAAATGCACAAACAATCAGGATATAAGAAAAAAGTAAACGGTTTAGAAATAGAAATGGGTATGAAGTCCCAAATTATGGGGGTATCTCTAAAAGATAATCCAGATAAAGTAAGGGGTAAGGCGGGAGAGCTAGTTTTCTTTGAAGAAGCAGGATCTTTTCCAGGATTGTTAAAGGCATGGGAAGTAACAATGCCAACAATGCGTCAGGGTGCTAAAACTTTAGGTATGATGATAGCATTTGGTACAGGTGGTACAGAAGGTGCTGATTTTGAAGCTATGGAAGAGATATTTTACAATCCTGCAGCATATGACTGCATGGATTATGATAATATTTGGGATGAAGGAGCTGTAGGTACAAGATGTGGGTACTTTATACCAATACAAAAGAATTTAGATGGATTTATTGACGATAATGGTAATTCTTTACAAGAAGACGCAATAGAGTATGAAAAAGAAATGAGGGAAAAAAAGAAAGGTGCTGCTGATGCAAAATCTTTAGACCAATATATGGCGGAGCACCCTTTCTCACCTCAAGAAGCAACTCTTAGAGTAACTGCTAACTTATTTGATGTAGCATCTTTACAAGAACAGTATAATAAAATTAAAGCTAGAAACTTACAATCTATAGGTACAATAGGTAAGCTATATTATGGTAAAGAAGGTGAAATAAAGTTTACACCTGATGGAGATTTGAAACAAATTATAAAATACCCACATAGAAAAGATGATAATACTACAGGAGGTATAGTTATATACCAAGCTCCTCATAAAACGGCAGAAGGAACTGTTCCTAGAAATATGTATGTAATATGTCATGACCCTTATGGGCAAAATCAATCTGCAGATAGCACATCTTTAGGAGCAGCATACGTAATTAAAAGACCAAACAATATATCACAACCAGATGACATGATTGTAGCAAGTTATGTAGGTAGACCAGCTACTCAAGATGAATATAACAGAAATTTATTTATGCTTGCTGATTATTACGGATGTAAAATAGGATTTGAGAATGATCGTGGTGAAGTTATTGCATACGCAAAACGACACAGAAAGTTACATAGATTACAAGAAGAATTTGAGATGTTAGACAAAAAAGATTTGCGATCTAAAACTGTAAAACGACAATATGGTATGCATATGACAGAAGGTAGAAAAAGACAGGGTGAAATATACATTAGAGACTGGCTAAACACTGTTAGAAGTACAGATGAAAATGGTAATCAAACTTTAAATTTACATAAAATATATGATCCTGCATTATTGTTAGAACTTATAAAATTTAATCATAAAGGTAACTTTGACCGCGTTATGGCTTTTATGATTGGGATGTACCATACTAGAGAATTATACAACACAGAAATAAAAGAAATATTAGAAGATAATTCTAGTAATAAATGGTTTGATCAAAATTATTACTAGTGATATATCTATAAAACGCGCGTAGAAAATAAAACAAATGTAAAACGATTTGTAAAATTTAGTATTTTTGTAAGATTATGGGTTACGATAAAATTCCAAGGCAAAAACTGCCTTTAAGACAAAAAACAAAAGATTGGAGAGAGAAATGTGTAGAAGCATTTATTGATCTATCTAATGCGGGCATTGGTCACGCAAATCGCAAAGACGATATAAAAATATTATATGATTATTATAACGGTGTAATTGATGAGGCAGATTACAATTACGTTTTAAAACCTTACGGTAAATCTCGCAAAAATTTTCCTTCAGAGATGCGTAATTATCCTATTATCAAACCCATAATTGATCTTCTCTTAGGTGAAAAATCTAAAAGACCTCTCAATTATACCGTTACAGTACAAAATGCTGACTCTGTTAGTATTAAAGAGCAGGCAAAAGTAGATGCTATCTATAAAAACCTACAATTACATTTTTTACAATCTGTACAAAATCAAGGATTAGATGTAGGAGTTGATCCTGAACAAGAAATAGAATTACCTAAGCATATTGCTGAAATGTTTGAAATGTCTTACGTAGACAATAGAGCTGTGTTAGGACAACAAGCATTAAATTACATTATGCAAGATCAAGAAGTGTATGATAAAATACAAAAAGCTTGGTTTCATTATTTAGTATCTGGAGAAGTTTACACACATAGAGGTGTACGAAATGGAGAGCCTTTTTATGAGGTTCTTAATCCTATTGATGTAGATTATGATTTAGATCCAGATTTAGAATTTGTAGAAGATGGTGATTGGGCACTTGTACGTAAATATGTACATCCGTCTACAGCTATTGATCATTACTATGAAAGTTTAACAGAACAACAAGTTATGGAGCTTGAAGAACCTAGACATCATGAAAATGATATAGGATTTTTATATGCTAATAACGCAGGAAGAGATGCAAATGCATACAGAAATAGGTTAATAGAAGTTGTAAATGTATATTGGAAATCTAGAAAAAAGATTGGGTTTTTATCATACATGGATATGGACACAGGGGCTATAGAAGAGGTAGAGGTAGATGAAAGCTTTAGAATGCCTGCAGAAATGAAAGCTGCTGGAGCTAAATTACAATGGCTTTGGGTAAACGAGGTATGGGAAGGTACTAGAATTGATGGAAGGTTTTATATAAATATGAATCCTATACCAAACCAAAGAATATCTTTAGATAACCCATCAACATGTAAATTACCTATTAATGGTAGAAGATATTCTGACATAAATGCTTCAAATATATCTTTAGTAAAACTTGGTATACCATATCAGTTAAATTACAATATTTATAAGTACAGATTAGAACTTGCTATTGCAAGAAGTAAAGATATTATTGCACAGTTTGATATAAACATGATTCCTAAGAAATGGGACATGGATAAATTTATGTATTACGTTGAAGGTACGGGTATAGCTTGGGTAGATTACAACAAAGAAGGAATACAACTCAACCCACAGCATCAATCCGTACTGGATATGTCTATTAAGACAATACAGCAATACATTACACTGCTAGAATCTATTTTAGTAGAATGGGAAAAAATATCTGGTGTATCTAGACAAAGACAGGGTACAATTGGTGCATATGAAGGTAAAGCAAGTTCACAACAGGCTATTTTACAATCATCTCATATTACAGAAGATTTATTCCGTAAGTTTGAAAGATTAGAGCAACGAGACTTCCAAGCATTGTTAGATTATTCTAAAGAAGCGTGGCATACAGGAAAGAAAACTATGTATGTAATGCCTGACGGTACTACAGATTTCCTAGATATTAACTCTTTAGAACATATGGAATCTAATTATGGTATATATGTTTCTGACGCAGGTAAAGATCAAGAAAAACTTACAAACTTAAAGAATCTTACACAAGCTATGATGCAAAATGGTGCTAAACCATCTGTTATTGCAGAAATGTTAGATTCTGACAGCTTTACACAAATTAAAAAGAATCTTAAGTCTGCAGAAAAAGCTCAAGAAGAATTAGAGGCTGCACAACAAGAGGCGCAACAACAACAAGCACAGCAACAGTTAGAAGCGGCTCAAATGGAGAAAGAAGCAGAAAGTTTAGAAAGAGAAAAAGACAGACAAAAAGATATTGAAATTGCTTTAATAAATGCAGAGTCTAAAAAAGATCAAGAAGGTTATTCTCTTAACTTAGAAAAAATGATTAAAGATTTTGAAATTAAAAACAGAGAGCTTGATATTAAAGAGCAAGAACTTATGGAAAAATCTAGATCTTCTCAAAGTCAAGAAGATATAAACAGAGAAGCAAATCAAGTTAAACGAGAAGATAGTATATTAAAAGCTGATACCGCTAGACAGAATGCTAACAAACGAGACTAGAAGACAATTACTCAATAGAGCAAAAGCTGCGCAGTTTCCAGGAAGTATTTTGGAAGTATATAGAGCTGCTGAACAAGGTATAGATATACTAGCTGACCATGAAGCGCAAATGCAACAACAAATGCAAGTTGCGCAAACTCCACAAGAACAACAAACAGGGTTAAGAGAGGAACACGCGCGTGGAAATACGCAGGCGTCTATGGCTTTTCCTAATGTACAACCAGGGCAATCATTTAACACTGTTGGAATGAAAGCTCCTATAAATGTAGATAAATATGACAACCAAGGACACTTGGTAGAATCGTACAAAAACGTTCCTCCAGGAATTCAAGACCTTCCTACAGGACCTTACGAAGGAACTGTAATAGAAACGCCTGCAGAGTATCAAGAAGGTGGATTTGTTACAGTAACAAATGAGCCTACATATGAACAAAAAATAAAAGATACTACTGGCAAACTTAAAAATTTAGAGGCAAAAATTAATAAAAGTTTAGGATCTCCTATGGCAGATTCTTTTAATTACTCAGTAATACCTGAAGAACAAATAAGAGAGGCTATGGTGAACGATGGGGAAGTTAGGGATGCATTAAGACATACAGCAGCAGGTTATAAAACCTCAAAAGCAATAGAAAAGAAAGTAAAAAATGTTCCTTACATTGGTGGATTTTTAGATAAAATAGGAGCAGACAAACTTGCAGGATTTGTAGGCTCTAATGTTTTAGGAGCGGGTCATGAGGCTATAGGTTATCTAACATCTAAAGATTGGAGAGATCCAAGGGTAATAGCTGAAGAAGCTTATGAAGATATGTATAATAATTTTATGGGTACAAAAGTGGCATTGTCTGGAAATAAATCTGAAGATGATGATATGAGAAAAATACTTAGTTTACAACAACAAGGTAAATTAAAAAAAGGACGAGTATACATAGAAGATAAAGATTACTCTAGTAAAGGTTTTCAAAAAGGTGGATTTGAAGACTTGAGTCAAACAAATTACAAACAAGATTTTGAAAATGCCTACATATCTAATTTTAAAGCTCAAAAAGAACAGGCGCCTAAAGATTTTAAAAAAAGATTAAGAATTCCAGAAAGTAGTGGTGGTGTTAATATGATTAATCCTACAAGTACTGCTACAGGATTTTATGGTCAATTATTTAGTGAAATAAAAGATATGCCAGAATTAAAAGGTATAACTAGAGAAGAATTTGCAGCTGACACTACTTTGCAAAATCAATTACTAGATATGAGATGGAGAGGAGATATTCCTGGCGTAAGAGGTCTTAAAGATAATGTTAAACATTATAGAGAAAAGTATTCAGAACAGGCTAAAGATTTTACTGATAATGAACTTGCAGCGTTATCTCATTTTTTAGGAAGACAAGGCGGTAGAAAATATTTTGCTTCTATTAGAGATAATAAATCTTTTAAAGTTCCTGGAGTGAATAAAACTCCAGAAGAATATATAAAAGAATATAGAAAAGGCAAAAAAAGAGGTGGCTATAGACCAAGATTTTTGTAATAAGTGTTATACAATAATGACAACTTTGAAAAAATAAAAACTATAAAAAATATTAATATAAATCGTATTTTTGTAACTTAATAAAACTAAATATATATGGACCCAAATGAAAAAATACAATTGGATGACATTACCTTTGACGATGTAATCGCAGGTGATGGAGTTGAGACAGTCAGTATTGATGATACTACTGAAACAAAAACTGAAGAAACTACAAAAGAAACTACAGAAGAAGTAGTAGATGAGGTAGAAGAAACAGAAGAAGAAGAAATAGAAGAAGAGGATGACGACGAAGAGTATGAAGAAGATGAAAATGATAATGATGACGACGTTGAACCTTCTGAAAAAAATGACTCTGTAGTAGGAGAAATATTGGAATCTTTAGGATATGAAGTTGAAGAGGATTATCCTGATACTGCAGAAGGACTTGCAGAGTTAACAAAAGATGTTGCCTCTAGAATGGCAGATGATAGACTCGACGAAGTTTTAGAAGCATTTCCTCTAGTAAAAGATCATTTACAATATGTACTAGCTGGAGGGCAATCGCAAGATTTTATGCAAGCGCATGATCCTAATTTAGATTACAATGCGTTTACACTTGCGGAAGATGATACAAGAAGTCAGAAAGCAATACTATCTGACTATTTTAAAGTAAAAGGTCATGATAATGACTTTATAAATGAAATGCTGGAAGATTATGAAGATTCTGGCAAATTGCATGGTAAGGCAGAAGCTGCTCGACAAGCTTTAGGTAAAGCACAAGAACAGCGAAATGCGCAGTTGGTTGAACAGCAAAATCAAATGAGACACCAACAAATGCAAGAACAAGAAGCGTTTTGGAATGGAGTTGCTGATACGATTAAAGAATCAAAAGAGTTTGCAGGATTACAAGTTCCAGAGCGTGAGAAAAGTAAGTTTTTTAACTACCTTTCTCAACCAGTGTCTAGAGATGGACGCACACAACGTGATTTAGATCATGCTGAAGCAGACATGGATGTAAAACTAGCAATAGATTACTTAATGTTTAAAGGTTTTAACTTGGATACAATTATTGACAAAAAAGCTAAAACTAAGCAGACTAAATCCCTAAGAGATAAAATTGCCAAAAACGAAGCATCTGTTAAAAGTGCTCGTAAGGCCTCTAGGTCAAAAAAGTCTTTTGATATAGATGATTTAGATCTTAGTATATAATTGACTAACCTTCAAGGCGACTTGAATTTAGTATATAACTTTTTAAAATGATAATGAAATGAGCAATGGAACTAACATAAGCGTACAAAAAACGTTTTATAATGATTCGCAAATGACTGACATGAACAGTCTAGCAAACGCGTTGTTGTCTAAGCCTACTGAATTATCTCCTATCATTACTCATTTGGCGGGTAAAGATGATAAACGATTCCCATTATCTTTCTTAACAGAAGGTGTTGGTAACGTAAAATCAATTGATCGCCTTGAGTACGAATACCGTGTGGCAACGCACCGCAGGAGAACTAGACCAGTAGCGGCTGCGCCAACAACTACTACCAACTTGGGACTTGGTGGTTCTACGTTTGAAGTAACTTTCCCAGACAAAAACTTTGTATTTCCATACGTACTAGTATCTCAAACAGGGGTACAAGCTCGTATTATGAAAGAACCAATGCAGGCTTCTGCTTCAACTGGTTGGGTTTATACTTTACAATTAGTAAATCCTGATCCAGCAGCAACTATGCCAGCAGCTGACGTTGCAGCAGGTTCTTTGTTTGCACAAATGTTTGCTCCTGTAGGAGTTGATTTCTCTCGTGGAAACGCTTCTAATTGGGAAACTCCAGGTAAAGTAAGAAACAAACTAACTACAGTTCGTAAATCTTACCACATGTCTGGTAATGCTAAAGATTTTGTAGCAGAGTTTTCTCTACCAACTAAAGGTGGATCTACTACTAAACTTTGGATGGATTATGAAGAGTACTTACACATGCTTGACTTTAAAGAAGAGTGTGAAATGTACTACTGGTACGGGCAAAAGACTTATGATTCTAATGGTATAACAACTATGAAGGATGAAAACGGTCAGCCTGTAATCGTTGGTCCTGGTTTATTAGAGCAAATTGTTGAAACAGACACTTACTCTACAATGACTGAGACTAAACTTAAAAATATTATCGGTGATTTATTCTACGGAATGACTGACGCATCTCAAAAGCAAGTTACTTTGTACACAGGTACAGGTGGTGCTCGTGAGTTTGATGAAGCTCTTAAAAATCACTTCTCAGGAACAGCTGGTTCTTGGAAAGTTGGTGGAGAGAACAGATTCATTACTGGCTCTGGTCGTTCACTTGGTTTAACAGGATACTTCACTTCATACGAGCATGTTGATGGACACGTGGTTAATGTGGTAAAATTACCAATTTTTGATCATGGTGCTGTTGCTCAAGCTCGTGCAAAGCATCCTACTACGGGTTATTCTTTAGAATCTTATCGTATGGTATTTGTTGATCAGTCAAACTATGACGGACAAAATAACCTACAGATGATTTCTAAGAAAGGCCGTGAAGCAATGAGATGGTGTGTTGCTGGTTCTGTAGTACCAAGAGGTTTCTCTGCTACAGATACAAGAGCATCTGACGTTGACGGTGCAAGCGTACACATGTTAAAAACAGCTGGTATCGCGCTTAAGCGTTTTGATACTTCGCTTGACATTACATGCGTCGCTTCTTAACGAGGCATTAATTTGCGTCTATATATTGGTTTTTTATTGAGGTTGTGGGGGAGTAATCCCCCGCGATTTCAATTTTAAAATATTGGGGAGTTATTCTTTACATCCATTATTAAAACTTTAAAAGAACTAAATTATGAACAAAACAGTTTATTTAAGAAGAAAGCCTTTAGAAGGCTACCTTCCAAAAGAGGTGCGAGCTGAGGCAACAACAAAACTTAGCAGTGTTTATGTAAATAGACAACCTTTGAAAGGATTTAATCCTGAAGAAGAAAAAAAGTTTATGCAAGAAATACTAGATGTTAGTCCTGAACATGTTGAATGGCCAAAACACTCTAAAAAATTCTGGGCAGAACTTACAATTCCTGTAGGATTTACAGGAGTGCAACTTGAGATAGGAATGAATGAAGATGGTACACCCATAAGTATTATGGATTATATCAAATACAGATTTGCACTAGCTCATCCATATGTCGCTTTAACAAAAGGGGAAATGGAAAAAGATGCAACAAAAAGGTTTTATATTCAAGATCTTACTAGAGAAGATAAGGATAAAAACAATGAAATCCAGTTTAGAAAAGACGCTGATAAAGAATTTATTAAGTTGTCATCTAACCCAAAAAATATGGCAAGAGTTCTAAGGTTGTTAACTAGCAGCAATCCTGCAAGAATGACCTCTGATCAGATTGAAAACGCTCTTTATGAGTTTAAGAGTAAGAATCCTAAAAAATTCTTACGAGTTGCAACTGATAAGAATCTTGAAATGAAAGCAGAAATTGACGAAATGGTTTCAGCTGGAGTTTTACGTAAGATTGGAAATCAAGTTATATTTATTGATGAAGTTCTTGGCGATACAATGGAAGACACAGTTGTACATTTAAAAGACAAGAAAAATTCTGGAAAGTTGACAATATTAAGATCAAAACTAAAAGAATTAGCATTAAAATAATATGAACGTAGCAGAAATGCATATAGCTATTCAGCAAGGAGTGGATAAAATTAATTCACTCCAAGCTGATATGCTTTTACCAGAAGAGATAGATATTGAGCTTAATAAGGCTCAAAGAAAATTTATTAATCTTAAATACGGTAGAGGTAATAAATATGGTAAAGGTTTTGAGCAATCTCAAAAACGTATTGACGATATAAGAGTTCTTTTAACTGAAACTACATTAGCTGCTACATTTAAAGAACAACTAACTGATATATTTTATGTAGATACAGTAGAGTTTCCAACTGATTATATGTATTTAGTAAATCAACGTTCTCTTGTTTTAATAAATAATTGTAATCCAATAACATTTTCTTTACAAGGTGGTGATGAAAGTTTAAGTTATTTTACAGTTGATTTAAATTGGGTTACAAAAGGTAATACAGGTTTTATCCACTCTCTAGTTATGAGAACTGATCCGTATGATCTTACTACTGCAAATTATTTAAATCAAACTATTTGGGAAATTCCTGGAGGATTACAATTTCCACAAGATATAGAAGCATTTAGACTAGCTTTAATAGATCCTGACAATCTTGTAGCTCCTGGTTTTCAAATAGTGTGGGAACAATACGGATCTTTAAATTTACCAGGACAATTTATTATAGCAGTAGATACTAATATGTATCCACAATTTAATTGGGATGGATCAGTTACAAATACTTATACAAACACAAACGATCTTACAACACTTGTTGCTGTAGATAGTTTAAACACACTAGAAGAAGCTGACATAGGTTTTGGCGTTCTTCCTTTATTTACTTATGGTCAATACGAGGCAGATATATATGATGATGCTAGAATTCCAACAACGTATACAAAAAAATTAAAAGTAGAAAATAAATTTGTGCAACAGGACGACGTTTTTACGTTATTAAATGATCCTTTTAATACAACAAAGTACACAAATCCATTAACTACTATACGAGCTAATAATATTGATATTTATACGAATGATATATTTATAACAGAAAGCGTAAAAATATTATATATTAGACAACCCGATCAGATTTCACTATCTTTGGGGACTGACTGTGAGCTGTCAGAACATACACATCAAGAAATTGTAGATATGACAGTTAACAGTATTTTAGAGGGAATTAGTGACCCTCGATACCGATCTCAAAGCGTTGAGGTTGGCAAAAATGAATAATTATTAATTCGTGGCATAAAGCCACAAAAACTTTATTAAAATGGCAAGACATTTAATAGTTGGTGACGGTGTTGCTTATGGGATCTCAAATGGTCTTTATACAGACGGCGCAGTTACTATTGAAAAGAAAAGCGATAATGGACCAGTTCCATTAGCTTTAGGAGATACTTTTGCAGATTCTCCATACATTAGAATTGTACAAGGTGGATACCATGGTAAAAATATTTACACTCCTTGGATTTACGGTAAAGATGTAATTGATTATAGTGGAAAATCTTATTCTGCAGCTTTACCTCATCAACACACTGTAACAATTGCAAATACAGCAGGTTCAGCAGGAGAGGTTGTTATTAAGTTTGTAAGAAAAGATGGTGTAAAACCAGAATTCTTTAGCTTTACAACAGAGATTCCTAACGGTACAGCTCACACGGCTGCAGATGCATTAGTAAAAGCAGCTTATGAGGCTGCAACTTTACCTGATTGGTTAGAAGATACATGTGATGCAACTGCAGGTGCTACTGTAGTATTTGAAGGCGCTGTTAGAGGTGATGTAGCTCAAAGTGGTAACACTTGGGAATACGGACCTGCTATCTTTGATGTAATTGTAGAATCTTATTCTGGAACTACACAAACTTACACAGCTACTGCATCTGGATCAGCTACTCAAAATGCTTTTCCTGGTATTGGTGATAACGCTGCTGTAGCTAACTTTGAAAAAGAGTTAAGAGGTACAGCTTATGGATTTTACAACAGATTAGAGTTACCAAACACTCCTGTAGCGCAAGTTCAAGCTGGTACAAACTATAACATGTTTAATATTGTAGCTACTAAGGATGGAAGTTCTCATTCTCAAATTCACGGAGTTGATAATTTGATTGAAATTAGTTTAGCATTAAAAACAAATGATGCTAATACTAATGTAGTTCAAAATATTCTAAACGGGTATTTCATAGGAGTGTTCCCATCATTGATTTTAGCATAATTATTAACTTTTAAAATTTAGAAAAAATGGCAAACTCAAATCCAAAATACGGATACGTATCTGCAAGATACTTAGAAAGTGATGGTGCTACTGCAGCTACTCACACTTTAGCAACTACTAGTAATGTTCCTGAAGGAGCTATAATTACATCTACTACTGTAATTGCTCGTGGGGCAGTTGCTTCAGCAGGTTCGGCTACAGTTGCAATTGTTGCGGGTGGTGTTACTACTACTTCTGCAATTGCAAAAGCAAAACTAGACACTGCAAATTTTGTAGTTAGAGAAGATGTTCCAGAAGATGCAGCAGCTCTTTCTGATGGTACAGCAATTAAAGTAACTATTGGTACTGCAGCTTTAAATGGTGGTACAGCAGATCTAGATATTATTGTTGAGTACGTATTCATCGGATAATATTTAATTTAATATAAGACTCATAGGGGGCATAGTCCCCCTATAGGTCTTTTTTTTCTTAAAACTCAAAGCAATGGCATACACAAATGTAAATGTAGTTAGTAGCTGTAAATATCTTTTTATAAAAGGTAAATCTTATACTGGAGCTAGTAGTGCAACTTTAAAAATTACACCCTTACACGCACAAGGAAGTACTGAAATATATACTTTAAATTATTCGTCTAATGGTACGGGGCAACTAATGGTTAATATACCCGATTTACCTTTTTCTGGAGGAGTATATGAAATTGACATTATAGAAAATGCAAATTCTACAGCAAAAAAACTAGTAATGATACATTGTGATATAGATTGCTGTTTAGTAAAACTTACAAATGAATTATTAGATTGTGAATGCGATTGTGCAAAATGCGCATCGTCTTTAGCAAAAGCTGAGAAAATTTATTTATTGTTACATTCTGCAAATACAGCAATAGATTTATTTAATACCGCAATTTCTTCTAATAGCGGGTATTCTTTAGATGCAGCAAATAAATATAAAAAAGCAAAAGAACTATGTGACGCGTCATGCGGATGTAATTGTTAATTCTATAAAAGTATATGGCAAAGTACACTAAAGAAGAACTTTCTGGTTTAACTAAAGATCAAACACAAGAATTTCAAAGACTTCTTAAAAGCGAAGGCGAAGAAGGTGCATCTGCATTTATACGTACTATTTATGATGGTAAACTTACTTCTAATGAATCTGAAAAATTATCAAAAGAAGTAGAAGAAAGACAAGAAATTAAAGAAGCTGAAGCTCAAGCTCAACAAAATGATTCTCGTGTACAAACTTCTCAAAATTTAAATCAAATAGTAGAACGAAATGCTTTTGTTAGTAGAAGCGAAGTATCAGACGATCAGATTAATGTTCTTATTAGGACTGCTGCTTATAAAAGGGTATTAGAAGATGGGGTACCAAAAACGTATCAAACTATTCTTATTACATATCCTGATAACCCTACGTTTTCTAAAGTTTCTAATATTGAATTTATAAATGATATAGCTATTGATAGTGAATACATTTATACTTCAAATAATTCTACTTATTCTCAACTTAGATTTACTGTTAGCTTTTTAGCTTCTGTTTCAGCTGAGCAGCCAGTTAAAGTTACTTGGGAAAACGGTTACGCTAAAACATTTAATTTATTTATTCCTTTTAGATCTCCTTTTAACTTTGAAAGTGAGCCTGCTAACTTAACATTTGGACTATTTGCACAGCAGTATGATCAAGTTACAGATGATTGTAGTAATGAAACTTCTAATTGGGGTGGAGGTGGAGATTATTTTAGTTATAGTCAACACTATAGTTTACAAAAACAAGAAGAAGATTTAAATACAGCTACTTATAATAAAGCGCTTCATACAATTGCGAGAGTAGTAGAAGATCCTTTAAATTTATGGGGATCAATGTACACTTGGATGTACCAGTTACGTGCTGATACTGCTGTATCAGAATTTTTATTTCAGTTTGGTAACCATACTCAGCCACCATTTAATGCTGGTTTAACAGCTAACAACGATCAAACTAGAATAGCTTTTCTTTATGAATTTCCACATTGGAATGATGATAGTTTCAATTTATATAATATTGACACATCTTGGGAAGCAAATGCGACTTTTGGTGGTGATGATTACATGACATTAGGTATATCAGGACTTACAGCTAACGAGCAACAAGTTCAATATATTCAATTTTATGGAGATAAAACTGCACCTTCTGCGTGGGGAGATGGTAGAAATCAAATACAATCTAATTGGTGGACCACAAGTAATCCTGACTATAGTGAGGGTATAATGTGGAATTTAGATTTTGCAGAAGAAATGGGAGAAGCTTTTACAACATGGCAGATTGGTAATGCTTATTCTCCTGGTCTTTTATGGGCGTATAATAACCAGCAAGCTGTAAACCTTGTAACAGCACTACAGAATCAAATTTCATATGAAGCTTGGATAAATTCGCATGACGATACAGATAGCGACGGTTATATTGTTCTTAATGCAGATAACAGTTTAACATTAGGACCATTTAGTCAACAGGTAGGCCCAATTAACGTTCCAACAGGAGTTAGAAATTCTCCAGCAATAGGGTATACTACATATTCTGTAAATTTACAACCTTGTCAACAAGGAGCTATACCAGATTTTTATGTTTGTTCAGATAGAGCAAATACTGATTATTATAATACAACAGGTAAAGATTGTGACGGAAATACAATTCCTGCAGACTATTTAAGCGGATTATTATCGGCTAATTTTATACCTACAGACTGTTGTACATTTGATTGTTTACCTGATCAGTTTAATTCTACTATTAATAATGTTACGCAAGCTAGTTATAATACTTCAAATGGTAGTTTTAGATTTACAATATTTGATAATGATGGTGACGGTATAGCTGATACAGGATTTCCTACAACAACTGGAGGAAGCCAGTTTACAATAGCCTTATCAGCTGAAGGTGGTTCTGCTATTACACAAACAATGCCTGCTTCTCAAGGCAGTTCTACAGGAATTTCTTGTATTACAAATACTACAGCAGCTACTGCACATCAAGTTACTCTTGCAGGAGGGGCAGAAAGCGATTTAATATCACCAGGCATGCAAGTTACTGGTACTGGTATTCCTGACGGTACTTTTGTTGGACAAATACTTACAGGATCTGTAGGAGCTGACGGAGCTTCAGGTGTAGCTACGTTTACATTAGTAAATGTAGGAGGAGAGCAAGTAAGTGCTACTGCGGCCGCTACAAACACTTTACAATTCTCAATGGGGTATTCTATTGAGTTTGGAAGTTTAGCTCCAGATACTTATACAGTTACAGTAACAAACTCTGAGAGTTGTGTTTACACAATGTCTACTATTATTAACGAGATGCCGCCTCCTCCAGGATGTACGGATGCTAATGCTCTTAATTATAGTTCATCAGCAGCTACTGATGATGGTAGTTGTATCTTCTGTAATGCTACAACAGGTAATATTGAAGATGCTTCTGGAAATTTAGTTGAAGAGGGGTTATCTTCATCTTCTACTGTTGATATTGAAGAACTTGTTACAAACCCTTTAACAGCTAATAACACTGGAGAAATTAAATTTGGCTTTAATTTATATCCAATAGTTACAACAAACCTAACTACTAACATGTCGTACACGATGACTCTTTACAGTCATGCGACATTGGCAGATGCTCAATCTTTTACTGGCGGCACCCAAGTAGCTCAACAAACAGGGCTTGCAGTACCTACTCATATTTTTACAGGATTAGGATATGGGTATTACTCTGTAAAATTAGAAATTGAAGATTCTTCAACGGGATCTGATACAGGTTTAGAAAAATGTTTTAGTAGAGCTGCAGGTTTTATACCAGCAAATGTTTGTTCAGATTCTCAATCTACTACTTTTGCTGATTATCAAAGTATACCCGCAGATTTATGGGCGCATGAACAAAATTTATGTACATACGAATGTACTACTTCAGCAGTTATTGAGTTTGGATATGATCAAGATATTCCTTGTAATCCTGTACTTATTCAAGTAGTTGTAGATTATGAAAATGTTGCACTAGGAGAGTTTGGGCAAACTGGTACATCTGAAATGCAGATACTCTGGTATCAAAATGGAACTTTACTAGAAACTTTTGTACAACCTGGAGTTTTTGGTAATGGTAATTTAATAAATGTTTTAAGTAGTCCTCAAATTGGATGGAACGGAGTAGTTCCAGGCGTAAATCTTTATACAGCAGAAGTTACAATTACAAATCAACAAACTGGACAAACTTGTACTGTAATAGCAACTACGCAGATTACTATTCCATTGTGCGGGTGTACAGATAATGACCCTAGCACAAACGGTGGCGTAGCTTTAAATTATAATCCTCTAGCAACTATTGAGGACGGAAGTTGTATTTATCAAAGTTTTAATTGTAACACTCAAACTTTTCAATGTACTGATCCACTAGACGGAAGCGGAGCTTTTCAGGATTATAATACATGTATGCAAAATGCATGTACGCCAGATGTAGTAGATTGTTTTGATGTTCTTGCAGATAATTATAATCCAAATACAACAATACCTGATAATAGTTTATGTATCTATTCTGCTTGTTTAGATCCTAATTCTATACAAATAAATGGGCAATATGGAATGTATTATAATTGTGATGGTCAGTATTTGCCTAGCGCAACTGTTGCGCAAAATACTTGTTGTGTATATTGTGCGGGTAACGAACCTGTAACTCAAAATCCTACTACAACAGATGCAACAATTACTTCAGATTGTATTACTAACTCGGATGGTTCTTTTAGTATATATGCATTTAATAGTACTTTTTTAGGATGTCCTACTTGGAGTATTGAAATTTCTGATTCTAACGGGCCAATTTCATTATCTAATAATACTGCACTTAATAATAATGCAATATTTAATACAGGTAATATTTTACCTGCAGGAGCATACACATATACAGTAACGGATAATTGTTTTGGATGTTCTGTAAGTGGAACTTTCTTTATTACTGCAGATAGTGCTACTTGTGGTTGTACAGATCCAAATGCTGATAATTATGACCCTAATGCTACAAATGATGACGGTTCATGTGTTTATTGCGGGTGTACTGATCCTTTAGCAAATAATTATGATCCAAATGCTGTTTGTGATGACGGATCTTGTACATATACAATTCCTGTAAATCCTTGTCAATTAGATGCGAGTCAAAAAAATAGAATATTAGGAAAAATAGAAAACTGTGTATCTAACAAAGGATTATCTTATTTAAACAAATTAAAAACAGGTTTAGCAGACGATTGTTCTATTATGAACACTTGGAAACTTATTTTAGTTGATTATGTATTAAAAAGTCATGGAGGTGAATTAGATTGTTTATATAATTGTCAAGATGGTCTTACTCCTGATGAAATTCAAAATAATCAAACTTGTGCAGAACTGCTTGCAGAAGGAGGTCCTACAACAGGAGTAAATGATGCAGGTTATCCTGGATCTACATACACACCTGGAATAGGAACAGTAATTACAGATCCTACTGATTATTTTGTTACTAATACATTAGTTTATGAGGGAGATGTAATACAAATGCCTAGCGGAAATATATACGTAATGGTAGATGGAGGAAACTGCTCTCAAGGATGCTATAATCCAGAAACATCACAAGGACAACAATCAGGACATTGGCAATTATGTCAAAACAATACAACTTTTACATTTACAAATGCAGATACTACTACAGAAGCTAGTATAGCATATTTAGATAAATTTATTAACTTTGCAAATAAGTTTTGTGCAGATTGCGGCACAGACTTTATTGCTCAATAAAAAAATAAGAAATGCCACAATACGATAGAGAATCGGACATAGCTTACAAAACACTGGCTAAAAATGATATTAATAGTAATGACATTTTTAGAGTAACAAATACGGCTACAGGTAGAAAAAGAAAACTTACTGTAGAAACAATGTTGCCTTCTTTAGCAACTTCAGGTACAAGTTCAGAACAGTTATATGTAAGTATTACAAATAAAAATCAACTGAATTTTAAAGGAATAAAATCAGGTGATACAGGTTTGCTAACTGTAGCAACAACAAGTAATAATATAGTACTTACAGTATTAGAAGCTGGAATAGATCTTAGCTTATGTAATAATACAACATCAGGGTTTTTAACTGGTGTTGATTTTACAGAAACTGTTACAGGAGAATGTGCAGTTATAAACGGAGGTACAGGATTATCTACAATAGCTAAAGGTCAATTATTATATGCAAACGCAGATAATGCAATAGCAGCTACAACAGCAATGTCTACAAATGGACAGCTGCTTATAGGTAATGCAACTACTGGTTATCCATCAGTAGCTACACTTACAGCTGGTACTAATATGACTGTTACTAATGGTGCAGGATCAATTACACTTGCAGCTACTTTAGAAACTTTAACTGCAGATTTAGATTGTGCTGGTTATGATATTGATTTACATACAGGGTATTTAAGTGCAGATGGATCTTCAGCAGGTATTAGGGTTACAGGAAATAATAGTTATTTTGGTGCATCTGCTAATTACTTTAATGATGACCAATTAAATTTAGGTAACGGAGGCATTAGATTTGGTAATACTTTTGCTCCTACAATTAAACCTAATGCTACAACATCGAGTACTGCTGGTAAAGAATTAACAATTGAGGGTGGTAGTAGTAATTCAGGAGCTGCAGGTGATTTAACACTTAAAGCAGGAACTGCTGCATCAGGAAGTGGTAATGGTGGACACGTAAATATATACGGTGGATCTGAAGCTGGAGGTACAGCAGGATCTATTAAAAACTTTGTATATGACGGGTCAGGAAATGGAGTACAAGCTTTAACTGTAGCTGGAAGCAGTGCTAATCCTAATGTAACAGTTGATAAAGGTAATTTAGTTATTACTGAAGCTACAAAAGGTATTGTACATACAGGAAAAGTAACACCTACACAATCAACTGATCACAGTACAACTGTAACAGCTAATGCAACATCTGGAGTTATTACATTAGCAAATGTAGCTTTAAATGCTGCAGCAGAAGCAGATTTTCAAGTTACAAACTCAACTGTAACAGCAAATTCAGTTATATTACTAACTGTACAATCTCCTGCAGCTTCGTCTGCAACTGACAATGCTTCAATGCATGCAGAGTTAGATGATGTAGGTAGTGGAACATTTAATATAAGATTAACAAATCCTGGAGCTGGAAATACTTCAGGTATATATAAGATTCACTTTTTAGTGATCAATTAATATTAACCAATTTATTATATAGACAAATGACTAAAATTAATGCAACAAAAGACGAATTCGCAAAACTGTACAACGGACTTGTAGAGGTTAAGGATTTAAAAAGTAAAAAATTTGCTTTAGTAACAAGCAAAAATATGGCAATTATTAGAGATGCTTTACAGCATGTAGAAGATTTAAATAAACCTACTGAAGAGTTTATTGAAATTGCACAAAAAATTAATGCTATAGCAAATAAAAATGAAGAGGGAGCAGAAGAACAAATTAAAAGTATTGAAGAAGCTAATGCTAAGATCATACAAAATCGTAAAGATCAAATAGCAAAAGTTACTGAAACATTAAAAGAAGAAATGGAATTAAAATTAAATTTAATTTCTGAAGACATTCTTCCAGAAGATATTACTGCAGACCAAATAACTAATATTATAAAAATTATAAAATAATGGCAATAATTAGAACAGATCAAGATGCGTTTTTAAATGATATAAAAACAAATACAGGATCAGCTTTACAACCTAGAGCAGCTATATTAATAGATGATACAGACGAACACACAGGACCATACTTTGCAATTACAGCTTTAGAAGATGCTGCTGTAGATGTAAGTCAATGTGATATGTCTTTTATAACAGATGTAGCAGATTTTACAATTCCTAAAGGAGTAACTATATATGGAAATTTTGCATCTATAGAATTAGACAGCGGAAAAGTAATAGCATATTCATTATAAAATGAAATTAAAAATACTCATATTATTTTTATTTGTATCGTTTTCTGCAACTGCGCAATTTAAGAAAGCTTTTAAGTTTTCTACATTTTATGTAGCAGCAAACGGTGGTACATCTTTATCTGATAGAGATATATACTCTATAGATGGCAGTACACTTGTATATGATACAGTTTTTACACCATACGACTATTCAGTATCTATGGGTATACGTAAAATACAAAGATTTCAATATGAAGGCAGTACTCCTTTTAAAGATGGTACAGAGTCTTCATTTTCTGATGCTGCTAATGTAGGTAGAAATCCTTTTGAATATCTTTTTGAAATAGATTACAAAAGACAAGAGGGTATTGAGTATTTAGATCAACATCATTTTATAAGATATGTAAAGCCAAAGTGGCTTGCTAAAGTAGAATATATTAAAGATGGTTTTGCAGACATTGAGTATTTTGAAAGCGCACAAAGATTAAGATTAAACGGTAATAAAAAATTATCGTTTAATATTGGTGCAGTACAAAGACTTGCAGAGCCTTATGGATATGATCCGCTAGAAGAGTGGACAATGGAAACAGGTAATATACATTATACACAATTAGCTATTGATGAAGGGTATAGCATAGATGTATATGAATCTGAATATAGAGCACCAGACGGTGCAATAGTAGCAACTAGTTCTGAGGTTTGGAATAAAGTTGTTATGCCACAAGTATTAGAAGACTATGTATCTAAGAAAAGAAGCGAGTTAGCTAATCAGTGGCAACACTCGTTAGTTATAGGATTTGATTTCTATCACTATAAGAAAAACTTTTGGTTACATTCTTGGGGTAACCTAATGCCATATCATTACGATGATGGTGGACAATACTCATATCATAACTTTAACGATGGAGAACAGTGGTATGATTACTCAGGAGGACTAATATTTGGACTAAAAGCCACTAAACATCTAGGATGTTTTATTGAAGGTAAATACAATAAATACTGGAATCGTGAGTGGTATGATTTTAAATTAGGAATTAATTATATAATATTTTAAAAATGAAAAAAGCAATTTGTAACTTAATTAAATTTTTAACTTTTGGAAAAGTATGCTACGGATACTGCTCTACAAAATGTAAAAAATAAAATGGCAAAAGAATTAAACGAAGATACTGGTTTTAATATAAGTATTAAAACTTTAATAGGTATAGGTTTTGCAATGGCTACGCTTATCGGTATGTGGTTTACTTTACAAGCAGATATATCAGAAGCTAAAGAACTTCCTAAGCCTGATATTACTCGTATGGAGTTTGATATGAAGGATCAAAATATACGCCAATCTATTTTAAATACAGAAAAAAATGTAGAAAAACTAGAAGAGCGTATGATTAGAATGGAAGATAAAATTGATGCTTTAAAATAATGAATATATTTAAAGATAATAACGATTGGAATGAAAAAACTATAATAGGAGCACTAGCATTTTTAGTTATGTGTATTGTTATGGCTTTTGATCTTTCCACAGGATACTGGGGTTTAGAGTTAACAATAAATGAATTTGTTTATGATTCATTTGTTTGGGTAACTTTAGGATGTTTTGGTATTGCTGGTGTCGAAAAATTTGCTAAAAAATGAAAAAATATATATTTATTTTAACTTTAGTATTATTAACATTTTCAGTGAATGCGCAAGTAACAGCAATACATTTTAATGCTGATTGGAATGATGCTAATAAAGTAGAGTGGTTTGGTAAATTATCTGATGTTGAAAAAGATAATATGGATATATCAGAAGGAGATTGTCAAAAAAAATACAAAATAGCTGTAGTTCCTACAATAATAGTATTTGATGATGGCGAAGAGGTAAAACGCTTTCAAGCAGATCTTAGTTTTAAAATACAAGCAACAAGAAACGAAGTGCAAGATTATATTGATGAACTTTTAATGAGTAAATTTTAATTATGTTAGGATTAGGACATAGCCTAAGTAGAGGCGCGTTATCTAGTGGGTTTAACATACTTGATTTAAGCCCAGAACTTTGGTTAAAGTTTAATACTGGTCAAGGCGCTATTACAGACGGCATACAATGGGATGATCAGTCTGGCAATAGCAGGCATGCTTCTCAAACAACAGATGCTCAAGAAGGTAGTGGTTTTAGCGGCGGTGCTTTTGTTACTGATGCAAATAACAACGATAACTTAGATTTAGCATCTACTTTTAATCTAGCTTCAGATTACCATATATTTGTAGTATTGAATTTATCACAAGAAAGCAATGAAACATTTGTAAGTAGTGTTGACAATACTAGCTTTATACGGTTTGCGCAAGGTGGCTCCGACGTTACTGCTTATCGTATGAAAAACGGTGGTACAACTTTAAACATAAGTTTATCAGAAGGTTTTGGAACTACTAAAGCAATAGCGGAAGTGTCAAGAGATGGTAGCAATGGTGTTAGAGTAAGTAAAAACGGAAGCACTTTAGGAACAGGAACTGGATCTGGCACTTTTGCTTTTGAGCAAATAGGTACTTCATCTAATAGTATTACTTCTGGTGAGATACACGAAGTAGTTGTTTTTAGTAGTTTGCTTAGTATGGCTAACGCCACGCTTGTAAGAAATGATATTGCTGACAGAAATAGTTTAAGTATATAATTATGAATAATTTTACAAAAATATTATATGCAGTGTTAATGATAGTTGTATTTGCTACAGCTACAGCATTTGGGCAGGCTTCATATATGGTTATAGAGGCACAATACGACTCGTGGGGACCGCAAGAGTCTAGCTTTGAAATATTAGATGTAAATGGAAATCAAGTATATTTTAATCAGCCTACAATACAAGACGAATATTTACTAGATACATTATGGATAGGAGCTGGTTCTTATACAGCTATATTGTATGATCAGTATGGAGATGCATGGCAAGATACAGATTTACAAGGATACTTTAGAATATGGAATACGTGTCAAGATACAATGGTAGAGTTTTTATGTAGTCAAACTAATTACTTTGCTACAGAAACAATACCTTTTATGTTAGGACCTTGTAATCCAAATGCACCTCCACCACCGCCATGTTTACAAGCAACAGTTATTATCAACCTAGATCAGTATCAGTCAGAAACATCTTGGCAGATAGCTGATACTAATGGTATGGTAGTTGCTTCAGGAAGTGGGTATGGAGCTGAACCTGATTATGGAACAGTTGTAATACCAGTCTGTTTACCACAAGGACCACTAGAGTTTACTATAATGGATACATACGGTGATGGCTTACAAGGGTCATTGTGGCAAGGACAAGATGGTTCTTATTTTATTAAACAATGTAATGATACATTAGTGTATGGTACAGATCCAGCATTTGGGAATGATACAGTACATCCTTTTGTAATTGATAGTTGTCCACCAATACCTGGTTGTACAGACCCAGATTACTTAGAGTATAACCCATTTGCAGATGTAGATGATGGTAGTTGTTTGACAGTAGCTGTATATGGATGTATTGATAGTACAATGTATAACTACGATCCTAATGCTAACGCAATGCTTGTAACACCTGTTTGTGAGTATAAACTAACTTTACATGACTTGGTTGGTAATGGTTGGGTAGCATCAAACTTAAAAATAGTTACACCTGATACTATGATGAATTTTACTCATACAGGTGGTTTTACAGACACTTACTATTTTTATTTACCTACAGGCACGCCTGTAACAAGTATATTTACTATAAGTAATCAAGCATCACTTACAACAATAGAATGTGGATTTACTTTAACAAATCCAGAAGGTGACACAGTTATGCATGTGCCTGCACCATTTATACAACCTATATTCCCATATCAAGGAGTAAGTGTTTGTCCTAATGAGTGTATAGATAAAATATTTGGATGCACAGATACATTAGCATTAAACTATCAAGATACTGTAAATACAGACGATGGAAGTTGTTATTACGTAGCTGGTTGTATGAATCCCTTATACTTAGAGTATAATAATTTAGCTGACTATGATGATGGGTCATGTTCTACTTTGATTGTAGTAGGTTGTATGGACAGTACAGCATATAATTATGATCCTGCAGCAAATGTAGAATTAGCTGGTTCTTGCATACCTTTTGTATACGGATGTATGGACCCAATGATGTTTAACTATGATCCGCTAGCAACAGCGAATGATACTTGTATATCTTATATATATGGATGTACAGATCCATCAGCATTTAATTATAATGTAAATGCAAATACAGATAACGGAAATTGTATACCAGTAATTTTTGGGTGTACCGATTCTACAGCATTTAATTTTGATCCTTTAGCTAATACAGATAATAGCTCTTGTATTGCTATAGTAGAAGGTTGTACTAATCCTTTAGCTATTAACTATAATGTTAATGCAAACGTAGATAACTTTAGTTGTATCTTGCCTATATATGGCTGTACTGATTCTACTGCGTTTAATTATGACGAACTAGCTAACGTTGATAATGGTAATTGTATTGATGTTGTCGAAGGTTGTACTAATCCAATTGCATTAAATTATGACCCACTTGCAAATACAGATGATTTTTCCTGCATACTACCTATTTATGGGTGTATGGACAGTACGGCTTTTAACTACGATGAATTAGCTAACGTAGACAATGGGACTTGTGTTCCTTTTATATATGGCTGCACTAATCCAATAGCGTTAAACTATTGTGATACTTGTAACACAGATGATTTTTCTTGTGTGTTACCAATATACGGTTGTACTGATAGTACAATGTTTAATTATAACCCATTAGCTAATGTTGATAATGGCTCATGTATTCCTTTTGTTTATGGGTGTACTGATCCAAACGCTTTAAATTATAATTCATTAGCAAATATTGAAGATTTTAGTTGTATAGATTACATTTATGGGTGTACAGATTCTACAATGTTTAATTACAACCCAAATGCTAACACGGACAATGGTAGTTGCTTGCCATTTGTTTACGGATGTACTGACGCTGATGCTATAAATTATAATATATTAGCTAACACAGATGATGGTACATGTATAGATGTTGTATTAGGTTGTACAGATTCAACAGCATTTAATTATGATATATTAGCGAATACAGACGATGGTTCATGCATACCCGTTGTCTGGGGCTGTACAGACGGTACGGCCTTCAACTTTAACTCATTAGCAAACACTGATGACGGTTCTTGCATTCCTGTTATATTTGGATGTATAGATCCAACTATGTTTAACTATTGTGACACTTGTAATACTGATAATGGAAATTGTATACCTTATTATTATGGATGTACTGACAGTACAGCTCTTAACTATGACGATGATGCAAATACTGATAATGGTAGCTGTATTTATCCTTTGCTTGGCTGCACTGATCCGACCGCTGTTAATTACAATATCAATGCTAACGTGGCGGACAGTTCGTGTTATTATAGTGCTGGGTGTAACGTTGGTGATGTATATTATATTCCTAATGAATGTTTTGAATGGGTAATACAGGTAGACCCGTATTGCTGTGATGTAAATTGGGACAGTAGTTGCGAAGGATTATACACATATTGTATTGATGGTTGGTCAGGTCCAACTGATATTGCAATGTTTGAAAGAATGGGAGTTTTACCTTACCCTAACCCGTCTACAGGAAATGTTTATTTTAATGAAAAAGTAGATATTAAAGTATATGATACAATAGGTAAATTAGTTTTAGAAAAAGATAATATTTCTAGCGTAAATCTTAGTAAAGGAGTATACTTAATTAAGATAGAAAAAGAAAATATAAATTTAATAACAAAAATAATAATAAAATAACATGGCAACATTAACAGCAAAATTAACATTAACAAGTAGCAACGCTACAAGCGATGCTTTAAATCTTAGTATATCAGATATATTAGCTACAGGAAATCCTGCAATTAGTACATCTAGATCTGATATATTACATACTGGAGCTACTAATATTTTAACTACTAGCTCTTCATCTATTACTTATGTATACTTGAAGAATTTAGATAGTACAAATATTATTGTAGTAAAGACTGATGGAGGAACTGCTTTTGCAGACTTAGGTCCTGGAGAATTTATGTTTCTTCCTTTAAAAGGAGCAGTTGGATTAGAAGTACAGGCTGATACAGCTACATGTTCATTAGAGTATGCTTATTTTACTAAATCGTAATGAAGTTAAAAGTATTAAGATTTAGTTCTCAGCCTGACTCTACACATGGTCTGCTTTTTGAAGAAAGTGACTTAGGTAATAAATTTCTATGTTACACACTTGAAGATGAACGTAGAGCTTTAAAAGTTAGAGGAGAAACTAGAGTACCTGCTGGTATTTATAAAATAGAATTAAGAAAAGAAGGTGGTTTTCATGAAAGATACACTAAAAAATATCCTGGTATACATCGTGGTATGTTGCATGTCACTGATGTTCCTAACTTTGAGTATATTCTTATTCATACTGGAAACACTGACGAGCACACTGCTGGGTGTTTATTGGTGGGCGATTCGCAAGAAAACAACCAACTTTTACCAGATGGATTTATTGGGAAAAGTGTTAACGCTTACAAAAGGATCTATCCTAGTATTGCAAAAGCAATATCTGAGGGAGAAGAAGTAACAATTGAATACATTGATTTTGATTAATGAAATGGATTGGTCAACATATAGTAGATATTATAGCTAGATTTCGTTCTGACATTTATTTAGAAGATATATCATCTGGCACTATAGCTAGTGGTGGTAACTTAGGTCTAGACTCAAATAATAAAATAGTAAAAGCTAATGAAGCATCAGGGGGTATTTCTTTTGATGGCTCTACAGCTAATGGTGTTTTAACATATAAAGACTCCGACGAAGCCAGTGTTGAATCAGCTCTTACATATGACTCAGAAGAATTAACTATTGGCGATGATGATGACGGAACTGCTGTTATTACAAGACGAGCACATTCTGATGAAACTGGAGGACATTTAACTATTAGAGCAGGTAATGCTGGGGGAACAGATAAAACTGGAGGTAATTTGACTTTATGGGCTGGTGGTGGTACAGGTGTTGGTTATGGTGGTGATATATATTTCTATGCAGGCAATAGGAATAGTTCTTCGGGAAGTACAAACAGTTTCCCATCTTTAATGGCTACTATAGATGGTAGTGCTGGAGATTTTATTATGTCTGGTATTGATACTATATCTGGTAAAACAGATAGTGATTTTACTATTTCTTCTGATGGTCAATTAACATTTAGAATAGACGCAGATGCCGATGAAGCAGGTCAAAATTTTAGATGGGTAAACTCTACTACAGAAATAGCAAATCTCGATGAAGGTGGTAATCTTCATATTGATGGAAATTTAGAATTAGGTCATGCAACTGATACTACAATAGCTAGATCTTCTAGTGGCGTAGTTACAATAGAGGGTAACACAATTAAGACAAGTGCTGATTATCATTACCAATATATATCTTTTTTAGGTAACTCTACTGTTCAAGCAAATGGTGATTGGGAGTTTCCTGGTGGTAATGGTATATCGAACCACACTTGGGCTATAGATGCTAATGAAAGCGCAACAACGGTTGATAGTACTACAATATCTGTTGCACAACAGTATCAACACGCTGGAATAAGGGTTCCGTATGCTGGTAAATTAGTTGGTGTTTTTGGTGCAGGTAGAAATACTAACGCCGACAGACAATTTGCAGCAGGATTGTTTGTAGGTGTGCCTGACTGGGGGACTACAAATAGTATTAACGCGACACTTAGATCTTACGCTGCTGCTAATAATGAAAGCGGATCTTACCAAAATAGATCTTCTAAAATAGAAGACTTAACTAGAGATTTTGATTTGAGTGCTGGTGATATAATATATCCAGCTATAAGAGGAGATGGAAGTAATGCTGATACTATTCAAATATCAATGACTGTTGTTATTAAAACTTTAATACCATAATGGCATATAAAGACTCGACATATATTAAGCATAAGATTACTACTACTGGTAGTGAAATTAAAATACTAGAATATAAGAATTATAAAAATTATTATTCAAGATTTTACATTAATAGTATAATGTTTACAAATCCGACAACAGGTAGTGCTAGTTTAGACGTTTATTTTACTAACGAACAATTGTCAACAGCTACTAGGGGAGATTTAGTAGCGTTAAAAAATGGCGATAGGACTCGACTTAATAGTACAACTGTAGAATATTATATACTTAAAGATGTAGTTATACCTGCAGGAAGTAGTTTAGTTTTAGAACAAGATGATATACATTTAGAAACTCCATTTGATTTAGCAATAGTGACTACACAAAGACTTGATGTTTCTATTGAAATAATAGATCAAAAAGATCCTATATATACAGTAGCTGAAAAATTAAGCAGAAGAAATACTAAAAAAGTAAACCAAAAATATACAAAATAATTATGATAAATAATATACTAGGCGGAATATTAGGTAAAGTAGTAGATAATGCTGAAGGCATTTTAGATAAAGTAATTACTACTGATAAAGAAAGGTTAGATGCAAAAAAACAAATTAAAGAATTATTAATCAATGCTGAAGCGGCAGCTCAAGAACAAGTAACAAGGAGATGGGAAGCTGATGCAAAAGCAGGATGGCTTCCATCAAATATAAGACCATTAACTTTAGCGTTTTTAACTATTGTATTAGTTGTAATGTCTTTTTGTGATGGTAATATAGGAGCATTTAAAATGAATCCAATGTATGGCCCAATTTATACTAACTTGCTTATGGTTGTTTATGGGGCTTATTTCGCTGGAAGATCCATTGAAAAAGTAAAAAATAAAAAATGACATTAAACGAAATAGCATATAACTTACTAAATCTTGTAAGAGGGGGGAGGTCTAATCATGATGAGCACATATCGTTAGATCAAATTAAATTTAATATTATGTATTATCGTGCTATGTTTATACGACGAGACTATGCTAAAAATGGTTTTGTTAGTAGACATGTAGAGCAAGATTTAGGATGTATAAAATTAATAAAAGTTGACGCTAGTAAATGTTGTAATTTACCTATTAATTGTGCGGTATACAGAACAGAAGAAACTATACCTAAAACAATACGTAGAAACTTTGAAGAATCTATTACACATGTAGGCGATGTTACAGGTTTGGGAACAATACCTTTTGTTGAGTCTAATTCTATTCAATGGATACCGTATGACAAATACACAAAAGATAAAATGAAAGCATATATGATAGAAGATTATTTATATGTGTATAATGCAAACGGTTTAGAATATATAAATGTTAAAGGAATATTTGAAAATCCTAAAAGTGTAGAAAAATTTGCTGATTGTGCAGAGACGGGGGGTAAATGTTATAGCGATGACTATGATTATCCAATACCTATGGATATGATTACTATGATTAATCAAGGTATATTAAGTGGAGAATTAACTTTGCTTTCTTCTAGTATGAGTGATACATACAATGATAGAATGCAAGATGTACAAACAAAACAACAACTAAGTAAAAAACAAAACTAATGGGAAAACAAATGATTAAAAGAAAAGACGGCTCTTACTCACAACGAGGTCTTTGGGATAATATTAGAGCAAATAAAGGTAGTGGTAAAAAACCTACTAAAGAAATGTTAAAACAAGAAAAGAAAATTAAAAACGAAAATAAAATGGGTGGCAAAAGAAAACTTTACAAAAAAGGCGGTAAGTCAGAATTTGGCATGCTTAGCGTAAAAGCAGGGGTTGACAACAATCCTAATCCTACAGCAGCTGATAGAATTGTTGGTGCTAAAAAGAATAAAAAGAAAATGGGAGGAAAAGCACCAGAAAAGAAAATGTATGGTGGTAAGAAAAAAATGCAGAAAGGAGGGCAAGGCGGACCATTTATAGAAAAACCTAAAGATATGGATCTTCCTAAAAAAATGAAGAAGAAAGGTGGAAAGAAAATAATGATGGGTGGCAAGAAGAAAATGATGGGTGGAGGTATGAAAAAAATGTACCAAAGCGGTGGATTTTTAGATGCTCCTTCAGTAGTTGATTTAGACAACTTATAATGGCTTATACTATTGTAGATATATACAATAGTTATAAAGCTGATAAAAACCAATATGTAGACAAAGAAACTTTTAAAAATATTTGTAATCAGTTTAATATAATGATTATGGATTATATTTTAGAAGGTAAGGAGTTTAACATGGGCTACAATTTATCTACTTTATCTATTGTAAGAAAAGAAAGAGATCCTAGAACTCCTAGAATAAATTGGGGAGAATCTAACAAATACAAAAAAGAACTTGTAGAACAAGGTAAAAAATTGTATAGTGCAGATACTGACTCAGGAGAAAAATGGCATATATACCATACTGATGAATTTTATTGTAAATTTTATTGGAGAAAAGGTAAATGCTCTGTTCCTAATAAATCAGTATATAGATTTGACGCAACGAGAGGAATAAAAGGTAACAAAGAAAAACTAATAAATCTATTAAAAACAGATGAGTTAGCGTATCTTAAATTTAAAAAGAACTAATGGCAAAAACACCACTATGGCAAAGAAAAGCAGGTAAAAGTCCTTCAGGAGGGCTAACCGCAAAAGGCTCTAAAAGTGCTGGTGTAGGCAGACCTGTTACTCAAAAAAATCCAAAAGGTAAAGCTAAAAAACGTAAAAAGTCTTTTTGTGCTCGTATGAAAGGTATGCGTAAAAGACAAAAAGCTAAAAACAATACTGGTAAGGATAGATTAAGTTTAGCTTTAAGAAAATGGAATTGTAGAGAGTGTGGAGGTTGGTATAGAGACGGAGGTTTCTTAGAGCCACCAGTAGAAAATATATTTGAATAATGGCTATATATAAAACAATATCAAGTAAAGCAGTAATCCGTAAAATATTTAGAGATTTAAAACCTCAAAATGATAATTGGATTGATGACGCAGTAGAATGGATAGGAGAGGCTTTAGAGCACATAGGTGCCGCACCTCAACTATGTCAAAAGCAATGTGTATTAGATGTAGAAAATCATAAGACATTAATGCCTAGTGATTTATATTACATTAACCAAGTTGCAATAAATAACTCTGTATCACCTGTAAATTCTAACGAATTAGATAAATTAATAGATAAGGTAAAAGAACTAAAAGATGAAATAGCAGAAGCGCAAGCAGCTGGGCAAGAGTATTCAGATACTGCATCTGTATTACACGAAATTAATTCTAGAATTGTAGTATTAGAAAATGTTTATTTTAAAAACGAAAATCTTTTACAGCCTTTACAGTACGGAGCTAGTACGTTTCACAAATCTATGCATTGTGACAACTGTGTAAATGAAAACACTAGACACGAAGATACTTATATTGTAGATTGCGATTATATAAAAACATCATTTGAGTCAGGTAAAATTTGTATTAGTTATATGGCTTTTCCAACAGATGAAGAATGCTATCCATTAGTACCAGACGATATTAGTTACATGGAAGCTATGTTTTGGTATATATACAAAAAACTTTTAATATCATTTGTAGCACCACCTGAAACAAAAAGAAATGGAATAAACTATACGTTTGCAGATCAAAAATGGAAGTACTATTGTACACAAGCTAGAAACGCTGCAAACTTTCCAGATATAGATAAATACGAGTCATTTATGAATCAATGGGTTAGAATGATACCTAACATAAATAGACACGATACAGCATTTGAAGATTTAAATACAAGAGAAGATTTATATAGAGGGTAATGGCAGATAAAAGATTTATAAAAGGATTATTTAAAGATACTGCGCATATTGACCAACCTGAAGGAAGTTGGCGATATGCGTTAAATGCGTTTCTTAATCATGCTGATGGAGCTATTACAAATGAAGGAGGTAATGAGGTTGCTGGTGTAATTGCAGATCCAGAGTATGCACCAAACATTGAATTTTATTTAGTTGTAGGAGAAATAGGAATAGATAATGATAGAACAATATTATTTTTAAAAGATTCTAGACTTCCTTCTGCAGGCTTTACGCCGTATTCAGCAATAGGTGTTTTTAATCCTAACGGGCAATTATCTGATGGCTATGTTGATAAATTTAAAATGTTACTAGAATTAGATGTAAATAATGGTACTTCATCGTTTACTAGTAAAAATTTAGATTTAAATTTTAGTCTTAATAGAAGAATTGAAGGTACTTTTAAAGTAGACAGTAGAGGAAATACAATTATATATTGGACAGATGATTTAAATCCTCCTAGAGCCTTAAATGTTACAAGGCAAGAAAATAATCCAAACTTTAACATAGCTCGTACTATATATGGAACTTCTATTGTAGGATCTACAAATCCTTACTATATAGAGCAATTAAATTTATTTCCACATTCTGGACAAACTCCTCATATTAGATTAATAGATAATATAACTAGTCAAGATGCTGTAAAAGAAGGAGGAGGATTATTAACTGGTGTTTATTATTTAGCTTTAGCATATGTAGATGAAGATTTTGTAGCTACTAATTTTGTAGTAGTTTCTAATCCTGTATCTATTGTAGATGAGTACGATCACACAAGGCCTACATATAAAAAAGATGGAGCAAAAGATGGAGTACAAACTAGTAAATCTATAAGGTGGGCTATATCTAATTTAAATTCTGATTACCCTTATGTAAGACCTGTTGTAATTAGAAAAATGGGAGATGCCATTGATGCATATAGATTAAATGATTTAGATAATACAATTGTACAACAGAGAGGAATAATGTTTAGCGGTGTAGAAGGTTATGCAAAAGCTTCTATAGATGATGTTATTATTGACACAGTATCTTACGAAAAAGCTAAAACAATTAATCAATTAGATGGTATATTATATTTAGGAAACTTAGAAGCTAAAGAAGATTTAGGATTTCAAAAATATGCTAATAATATAAAAGTAAATTCTAGATTAAAAACTATAGAGCCTTTTGATGAAATGCATTATAGGGTTGATATGCTAGAAACAGGATATTTAAATTCTCCTGTAGATGGTGGTAATTTAGTAGACGAGACTAAATCTTATAGATACCAACCTAATATATATAAATATAAAGGTTTTAAAAGAGATGAAGTATATGCTTTATATATTGCATTTATATTAAATGATGGTAGCATGTCATATGCTTACCATATACCTGGAAGAACAGCCGAAAATATACAATGGTTTAATGATGCTGATTATATAGCAGGGTCAGGAATAACTAATGGGCCATGGCTTGAGAGTGCTTCTGCACCCCCAGGTGACTTTAGAGAACTTAGTCCTTCTGACGCTAAACTTTATCATTTTTGGGATTCAAGTCATGTAAATCAAGGGTCTAATTCAAATGCTGCAGGTAACTGTAGACATATGAATTTTTGGCATAATAGAACTGAATTTTATCCATATACAGATAATTATAAAGTTTTTGATAAAGACGGCGAAATTTTAATAGCAAATTTACAAGGAAGTAATGTTAGACATCATCACTTTCCGTCTAATGAAAATTTAGATAGGATGGTGGTTACACAAAGAACAAATCACCATGAAGAAGTAAACACTGATTCTTTTACAGCTCCAACATTTGGAGGATGGCAAGGTGTGTTTGGTTTTGTACAAAAAACTTCAAATGATGGAACTGGGAACGCTAGAATTTCACAACCTTCTTGTAACGAAACTTGTGATTGTGCTTATCAAAGTATAGATTATGGTGGTAGTCTAATATCAGAAACTGTTGGTACTATTCGAGTAGGAGGTGGTACTGGTTCTTTTACAAGTCAGCTAGATCAGGCTACTGCACTTCCTTTTTCAGGAGGTAACCCAGCAGGATATGCAAATCATGATGCTTGGGCAGCTGATGCAGCATCTAATTTTATACCACCAGTTGATTTAACTGGTGGTGTTTGTAGTGGTTCTGGAAACGGTCCTTATGGAGCATTTAATCATAGATTTGTAGCTACTGAGCCTAATACTACAGTTTTTGTTAATTGGTCTTTGGTAATGAACAATACGCAGGGAGGCACCAAACGAGCATATGTAGGATTAAGAAGTAATATAGCTAATCATCCTACTGATCCTGGTCGACATTCAACTTTTTCAGATGATTGGGAAGCTCAAAATCAAGCAATTTGGGAGTCTCGATTTATGGATGATGCACCTGGACAAGGGCCTCATTGTGTATCTCCTGCAGGTGGGGTTACAAGACACGGTCTTGATGGGTGGTTTGAATTTAATTTAATAGATCCTGGAGATTATGTAGAAATGTGGGCACATGGGCATTCTGACAGTGGGTCATCTTCGGACCTTTCTCCAATTTTTAGTGGTACAGGTGGACATATATTGTGGGATGTACAAGCACCAAATACTAGTGGAGATTTTGATAATATAGAAAATGTAAAAGTATCACATGAAGTAAGAGCATTAGGTTTTGATTTAGAAGATATACATATACCTAGATCTATTGCAGATAAAGTACAAGGATTTAGAGTGTATTATGCAAAAAGAGAACACTCTGATAAAACATGTTTAGATCAAAGTGTAGTTATACCACAACAAAGACAATCTGGTATATTAGGACTTTGTGCGGAAGCTGCTATAGACCCTGTAGGTGCTCAAACAATGCAAAGTCTTTTAAATACTCAAGAAAGTTTTTATACAAATAGTGCGTATGCACTTGATCCTGTAGTTTATCCATTTGGATATGAACAGCTTTCTTTTTATGGATTTAATCTATTAAGAAGCAAAGATAGTATTGCACCTGCTACGCATATTAAAGTTCAATACGGCGTATATGATTATGTTTGGAATGGGGGAGACATAGAACAAGAAAAACAAGAATTTACTGAGTTAGAAGCAAATGCACAAAATAACAATGCTTTAGAGTCTAAAGAAGTATGGACAAATGATAGTGTTCAAAATTGTTATACTCCTGCAGTATTATCTGCATTATTTGTAGGTAGAAATTATTGTAGTACTAGATTATTTTCTACAACATATAATTTAAATAGAATATTAGGACAAAAAGCAAAATCATATATAAACGGAGATTCTATATTTAATGGACAAGCTTTAGGACTAGCTAAAATATTAAATTTATATGGAGATAGTCATATAGCTTTAGGATTAAAAGATAATCATGAACTCCCTGCTTTAAGTACAAGACAGAATGGAAACTATGGTGTTACTCCTCTTAATGGCGCTCCGTGTATATTACAAAATTCTTTAGGATATTTTGATTTTAATGCACAAAATGGACATTTAACAGACGAAGGTGTAGGATCAACAAATGGTCATGGAACTAGTACAAGTCAAAACATGCATGAATCTTATATAGTAGATTTAAAAGCATTTAAGTCAGATGTATATAAATCTATAGATAGTCAACAGTTAATATGGACAGGTTTTGAAGTTTTACATGAAGAAATGGAAAACTTTATATTTGAAGAAGATAGTTCTATGACTGGTACAGGGCATACTGCAGATTTAAATGGTTATTTAGATAACGGTTCTGGTGTTAATAATAACTACGATGGTATATTTGGTGGAGATATTTTTATATGCAGATATGGTATTATAAAAAGTGTAAGTCCTTTACATAGTAATTCTGATTCTAATGCGCAAAGAGCTATTTATGAACATATTGTCGAATCTGTAGATAATATTAATTTTAGACATGCAGAATCTGATGAAAGTTTATATTTCCCAGCTGCTAATTTTAGAGATTTAATTACAAAAGGGGGTAAGCAGGATTACATGTCTCAAGATAATTTAAAATACAATAAAAATTATAGTGAGGTAAATGATTTAAGAACTGCAATACCTTTACCAGTAAAAGATCCAAATCAAATAGATTTTCCTACTAGAACGCATAGAAGTGCTAAGAATGACACTACTAGTTTAATTGATAACTATAGATTATTTTTAGCTAACCAGTTTAAAGATTTACCTAGAAATAGAGGAGAGTTATGGAAATTAGCATCATTTAGCAATTTATTATATTTCCATATGGAGGATAGTTTATTTAAAGCAAAAGGTAAACAATCTTTACAAATGAAAGATGGGTCAGAATCTTTTGTAGGAAGTGGTGATATATTCCAACAAGATCCTGATGAAGTTGTACAAACTAGTGAAGGGTTTGGCGGTACGCAATCTCAATGGGCAGCTATTACTACAAAAGCTGGATACTTTTTTATAGATAAAGATGCTAGAAAAGTATTTTTAATGCGAGACCAACTTACAGAGATTAGCGCTAATGGAATGGAAAATTGGTTTAAAGATAATATTCCTTTAGCTTTAGAAAGTTATGGACTTAAAAATACAAATGATAATCCATTAACAGGAGTAGGTTTTCATTCAGTTTGGGACCCAAAATATAAAAGGATTCTTTTAACGAAAAGAGATATAACTCCTACACAAGATTTCCTAGATGCTTGGATTGGTTTTGTAGAAGACACTGGAACTCAAGGTTGGCAAAACGGATTAATAGACTACGATGAAGAGCTTAATCAATACTATATATATAATATTAGTATGGCTGGTACTACTTATGATTATATAAGCTGGGATAATACAGACTATTTTACAAAAGGCGGTTGGACTATATCATATTTTCCAGAATTAAATGTATGGGTTAGTTTCCATAGTTATGTTCCTTATATATATTTAAATGACTCTACAAATTTTTATTCTATATCAGATGCTTATTTACCTTATACTAATGGAACTATTAGTGATACAGGCGCTTTAGATAATCAAGTTAGTTTAGTTGGTAATGCAGGTATTTGGGCGCATCACAGTAAAGTAAAAGGGAGATATTATAAAGACTATACAGGAAACCTTGATTCAGATAATTTTGAGGTAGAATTTATACATAATGGTAGTAAAACATTAGATAAAATTTATTCATCTTTTGATTTTACTTTACAAACATTTAAATATAATAGTAATACTGGTACGCATGATATAAATATTTTAGATCATGGGTTTAATAGTTTTTACATATATAATACAAGCCAAATAGATACTTCTGATTTACAGTATATGGTAAATACTAGAAAAATTGGTAACGAATGGAAAGTTAATAAGTTTAGAGACATGGCAGATATAAGCAATAATGTTGACGCTTATTATACTCCTGGAGTAACTAATATTATTGGAGGTATTAGTACAGGAACTACTACTACATCTCATCTACAAAAAATGTTTACAATAGATAATACTGCTAATTATTATGCAGAAATTGTTAATAATAATTATATAAATGCAGGAAAAGCTTGGAATTTACAGAAAAAATTTGTAGACAAATGGATAGGAATTAGATTAATTTGTAGTAATTCTGATAATAAATTGTTAAATTTGTATGCTACCAATGTAGCGTCGCGAAAATTTTATAGATAATGAAACGTAATAAAAAGAAAAATAAGTATATGAGCAGGTACCAGGCTGGAGGACCTGTTGTAATTGGTGGTAACACTCAGCAAGATATGGCAAGAGCGATAGCAATGCAACAAGCTAAGATGGATTCTACTCAATTTGTAAATGCTACAGGTATAAATACAGGAAAAACTCCGTCAGTTAATGCAATGTATAATGCGACTGCTAATTTAAGTCCTGCAAGATTTAATAACTTAATGGCTTTAATGAATAAAAAGCCTACACAAGTTAAACAATCTGGGGGTATGTATGGTGACAATCAATTGCCAGCAGGTTTAGGATCTACAGCAATGACTGTATATCAAGAAAGTAATCCTATAGTACAAGAACAAAGAGAAAGAGCTGTACAACAAGAAGCTCAAAACATTAAACAAGAAGGAGTAGAATTAGGACGAGAACTTCAAGCGGATGAGCAACAAGCTCAAATAGATATTGCAAAAGCAGGACAAGGAACAGCCAAGTTTGATACTGCAGTAAGTATGGGAGTTGAAGGTATTAAAGGTTTAGATAAGCTTGGTGCATTCGATAATATGAAGAAAAAGTTAGCAGAAAAAGCAGCTGAAAAAGCTGCAAAAGAATTAGCAGCAAAACAAGCTGCTAAACTAGCTGCATCAGATATTACTACAGAAGCAGGTAAACAACTTTTAGGTGAAGCTACTTTAAAAACTGGATTACAACAAGCAGCTCCTGGAGCAATGCCTAAGATAGGAGTTACAGGAATTCAATCTGCAAGTCAACAAGCTCTTAAATCTGGTACTACAGAATTAGCTAAAGCAGGCGCTCAAGAGGCAGCTAAATCAGGATTAATAGCTGGTTCTGTAAATCCAAATGCAGCTGCAATGGTTGCTAATATTGGTGGTAAAGCTATTAGAATGGCATCAGACGATCAAGATGCTACTACATGGAATGCAGGTGAAGTAACAGGTGATGTTCTTGGTAGTATGGGAGAATATGCAGGATATGGAGCAATGGTTGGTTCTTTCTTTCCTGGGCCAGGAAATTTAATAGGAGCTGGTGTAGGTGCTGCTGTTGGTGCAACTAAAGCTGCTGCACAGGGATTAGTTAGACGTAAAAAGGCTAGAGAGGAAAAAAGGAAAGCAGAAGAACTGAAAGCTAAAAAAGTACAAGAGTTTAATAAAGAAGCTAGAGAAGATATAGCTACGAGAAGAGCTATAGCACAAGCTGGAGCACTTAGACAGAAAACTTATTCTGGATATGATTTAGGTAGAAACGTTTCTTACAAGTTTGGAGGATATAACCCAATGCCAAGATACGCGGCGTAAAATAGATTATTATGTTTAGAAAAAAGTTTATAGATAGATTACGCGATAAATATCAGACTGGTGGCAGCAGAATTGATAATACTAGAGTTTTACCAGGTATTGTTCCTAAAGTATTAAATTTAAGTGAAAACGATATACAGAATATACAACAACTAGCAGAATCAAAAAAACATACTGGAAATGTAGATATGGCTACTAAACTTGCTTTAGGAAGACCTTCGTCTGGAGCAGAGTTTATTCAACTACGAAAATTTATGAATAATCCAGAAGCATTTCAATATAAAAATACTATTTCAGAAGATAATTTATTAGAACTATATAAGCAAGCAGATAGAACTAGACTTATTAGTCCTAACTATTCTGAAAAAACTGATGCTGCTTCAAAAAGATTTGATCGTCCTGTAGAAGGTATTCAACCAATGTCTCAAAAAGAATTTAGAAATATTGTAGATAAAAAACAAACAGGTGGGGTTCCTGCATCATTGCAAAATATGCCTAGACCTAATATACCAATGCCTACTAATCAAGAAGTTATAAAACCAAAAATACCTAGTGCAACTGATAATGTAATATCAGCTACTTCCGATTTTTTAACAAAATCAGGTATAAAAAAATATGCAAAAAAAGGTTTAGTTCAAGGTGCTAAATTTTTAAGAGCTGGAGTAGCTGCTGCAAAACCATTATTAGGAACAATAGCTTTAGTTGATCCTACAAAAGATGCTAGTAGTATGCCTGCTCTATATGGTACTGGTGCAGCGGGTGACCCGACTAGTATGAATAAATACTCTGGTAAAGTATACCAAAAAGGTGGTACTATGGGTTCTAATACTTTACCCTCAGCTATGTTACCAGGTAGAGCTGGAACAGGTGTAGGTAGTAATACAATGAGTTCTGCAGAAGCTTTAACAATACAAAGACTTCAAGAACAAGCAGAAATGCAAAAACAACAAGAAGCTATGGATAATTTAGCTAGTATAGTTGGCACAACCAAAAGACAAATGGGTGGAGCAGTTGATTTACCAGGCGGTAGTGTAGAGCCTATACCAGGTAGTGATGCTGTAGAATTTAAAGGTCAAACGCATGACGAAGGTGGTATTATGATGGACCCACAAACAGAGGTAGAGGATGGAGAAACTATGGATCAAGTCACTATGGCTAAAAAAGGCGGTAAGCGTGATTATTTCTTTTCTTCATATCTTAAAAAAGGGGGCGTATCGTTTGCAGATATGCATAAACAAATATTACAAATGGGTGGAAGCCAAGAAGACATAGACGCGTTAGCTAAAGAACAAGAAAAAGCAGCAGGTAGAAATCCTGATACTGTAAAAGCAAAACATGGGGGAGCAAAAACACTAAACAAAGTATCTAAAGAATTAGCAAAAGCTTCTAAAATGCATAAAGCACAGTCTGTTAAAATTGCAGACCTTGTAGACCATATGGATAAAAAACAAGGAGGAGGATTTTTTGGAGAGCCTGTTAATATTACTACATTAGAAGAGCAAGCTAAGTTAGATAGTGAGGGCGGTTATGTAACACCTACTCCTGCACAAATTGAGTATGACAGAAGTATAACTATGGATATGTTAAATAATCCTGAAGAGTATGGATTAGATGACGATATAGAAATAAATGAAGAAGAAGAAAATGTAGAAGATCCAATTGTAGAAGTATATAAAGCTCAGCAACAACAGAAAAAAGATCTTATGGATAAAGCTAGAAAGAAAGCAGCTAGAGGTAAAGGTACTCCTACAGAAGCATATATAGGTATGGGAGCTCAAGCAATTCCTGCATTGTATGCGTTTTTACATAAACAAAAACCACCACAAGAAGTAAGTTTTACTAAAGGTTTTACAGGTGATGTAAGAGCAGGTAGAATAAAAGCTCAAAAATTAGACAGAGTAAATTACAATGCAGAAAGATCTGCAGCGGATGCAGACAAAAGATCTTTTGATAGATTTATTGAAACATCTGGCGGAGGTCCTGCTAATGTAATTAATAGATTAGCAATGCATAGTAAGAACCTAAGAGCTAAAATGGCTATTACTGCTGCAGAAACTAAAGCTAATACTGCAATTGCAAACCAAGAAGCTGCTATGGCTCAACAGGCTGAAACACAAAACGTTGCCAACGCATTAAGAGCTGCTCAATTTAGCGCTCAAATGAATAGAGCTGAAGCTGCAAGAAGAGATCAAGTAGAAGCAATAAATGTTGCAGCTAGAAACAAATTCCAAGCAGATCAAGAGCTTAATAGAATGAATGCTCTTAGCGCACTAGGACAAGGTGTTGCAGGGTCTATGGGTGATATAATGGCTTATAAATCTCAAGAGCGTATGGCAGAGGCTATAGGCTCTGAAGGAATATACCAAAGAGATATAATGAGAAACTATATTGCAAGACAAGCTCAAAAAGATGGTATTCCAGGAATTTGTGAGTCTGGAAAATGTACTGATGATCAGTTAAACGAGTTTGTTGCTAATATAAAATTTTAACTAATGGCTAAGTACGAATTACCACAATACCAGTCTATGTATGTAGACCCTCAATCTGTAGCAATTAATACAGAGTTGAGACAAAGATTTGTTGACTCTTTTGCAGCTGATGATACTTTACAGGCTACTGTAGATGGTATGGAAGTTGCAGACTTTGATGGAGATATAAATAGAAAGAACCAGCTAGCAGATCAGTATAACGAGCAAATAAGAGCTAGAGCTGAGCGAGGCGATTATGAAACTTTAGGTATGTCTATTAGTAGAGATGCTAGAAATTTTATTAAAGACTATACTCCTTTACAGCGTAACAAAGAGCAATACGATAATTATATTAAAACAATTGGAGAAGCTGAAAAGCTAGGTGCAGGTAAGCCAGGTGGAATAGATTCTTCAACAGCAGCAAAATTAAAAAAATATGCTGTCCATAATTATGACGGATTAGAGTATGATGAAAATGGTAATTTAAATAGAGAGTCTTATTTTAGTGCTCCTGGGTTTGTAGGAGAAGTTAACGAGTATGAGTTAATTAAAGACGAAATGGCTGACGTAGTTGCTAGACAAGATCCTAAAAACTTAGGATTTGAAGTACCTTTAGACAGTCAAGGAAAAGCTATTATAGAAAATGGTATTATTAATGGTGTTCCTAGATATTGGATGACAACTAAAAATGGTCGTGAATATATAGATGATGACTTAGTAAAAAATGTTACAAATAGAGTTTTAAATAGGGCAGATGTAAAAGGAGCTTTTAATCAAAGAGCCTTACTTGATACATATATGTATGATGAAATTGTAGATGATCAAGGAACTACAGCGGCTCAAGTACAGTTAG